GTTTGTGACTTTGGACATAGCGGGGAAACACAAAGGCAATCGACCTTTGCCTCCGCCTATGAACTTTGAATGTCCGTCTATAGTACCGCACACTATCGTGATGATGCTTTTCAGTGGGTTGGTCGCCTTGGTGGTGTACCTGATGGTGAGAGTAATGACTGCGAGATCAGTGACTTCCAGCTCAGCGCTGCAAACTTTTACATCGAGCCGTTCGGAGACTTCCCAGTTCCTGGAGGAATCGTCCCGGGTAATCTCCTTGCCCAGTACAAAAGAGAAGGAACCGACATCTTTGCGATCCTATGCAGGAAACGGAAGGGTGTTGACGAAACACTCCAATCTGCCTTCAAAGACATCGGCAACTCTCTTTGGGGCATCCATGGGATCTTCAAGCTCGCAGCTGCGTTTTCGAACAAGCTTTCAACTCCAGGCAGGGCAGACGTTCCGCTCTCAACTTTCATCAGGGGCCTATTCGAGCTCAACGGTGCCGCAGCATACCTATCTGGTGGCCCAACCAAAACCTCGGCTGAGTACCTCGTCCAAACCTCGCGCGCCAATCTCGAGTCAACAGAAAACTTCATTCGTGATCTCGTTCGGCTCAGGGGATACAGCAAGTCGCGCAGCTACCGCCAAAAAGTCTCTAAGGCCCGTGACGCAGAAAAGAGCTGGCCAAAAGTCCCAGACCGCGACCTCGGCGAGTTCAGAGGTTGTGACGTCTATGCCTTCCCAGGTGCAACCTGTTTTGCAGGGGGACATGGAGGAGAAAACGTCACTTTGCTCCATGGAGATATTGAGCGACTTGAGCGACTTGTTTCGGGACTCGCTCAATGCAGATTCTATGGAGACTTCTACGGGGGAAAGGATCTAGTCGCCACTCGAGTCCTGAAGCAGGCTATAGCCAGATGGCAAGCAGTATTGACTCGTGTGATGTCTAACGTTTCTCAGAGGGATTCGAATTACGTATGCCGTGCTTTTGACGTCGCCTATCATATAGTCGTGGCCCAACTCTCTAATGACATATCGAATGAAGCGGAGCGATGCCTTCGTGAAAAATGGACGAGTGAGAATCTTGGGAGGATCGTTTCCCTTGATGAGCTTTTGTCTATTGGCGCTGACCTACCACCGAAAGAGAGACTTGAGGTATTCCAGCAGTATCGAGTGCTCCCACAACCAGACTTTGATTACTTCGGGGCGGCATACAGGCAGGTTGAGATGTACAAGGAGGCAGCAGAACAGGTGAAGGAGAGTGGTGCTTTGAAAGGGGAGCATTGGGACAATATAATGTTGTACCATAGGTGGCTCATGGTGTACGCGTACACTAAGAGGCATCACCGTGCTCC